ATTGTTATAAAAAGCTAATTGAAAAAAAATTTTTGCAAAAAATTATGGAATTAGACCTGCAGAACATTGTTGACAAGTGGGTAGACCAGCCCACCCCTGACCTGAAAGATGTTTCAGTTGTAGCAGTAACTCCTGATTTTGACACACCATTACCGCAATCGTATCCTAGAAAAGAAAAGGCAGTCGGGCTAAAAGAAGGAGTACGCATTGCTGCTAACACCGCCACTGTGCTAAAGGAGCTAGGTATGCAGGAAGGAGAAGAATATGAACCTCCAAAAAGAACTACAGGTAAAGGAAAACCTAGAACAACTAGTCTACAGCCTGAAGCGGAAGATCCGGTTGGACTGCTGGACCCCACGCATATTTTTGAAGAAGCATTTGGTGCTGACTCAAGTGAGATGGGTGAAGCTAAAGCTGTATGTGAAAAGGGCGCAAAAAAACTGGACACGAAAAATAAAAAGATAAATATACCGAACACCCAGCTGTATAACACCTATACAGCATCTAAACTTGCAACTATCCTAACTGAGTATGACCACAAGGTTGTCGAAGATGCAGCCCAGATGAGAACTTATGTAACCAATAAATTACTGGAGATATCCAGTTGTGGTGATAGTAAACAGGAGTTACGGGCATTAGAGTTGTTAGGCAAGATATCAGATGTAGGATTATTTTCCGAGAAAACGGAAATTAATGTGACCCATACAACCGATTCGTTAGAACATGCGTTGAAAGACAAGATTAATCGTTTGATGGGACAGGTACATGATGCAGAGTTTGAGGAGGTTATAGACCCTGCATTAGAGCATAAAGAGGAGGAAACAGATGATACAGAGGATTTGGAATAGCATAAAAGAATTAGGTTTTTTAATAATTAAGGGAGTATATTTGTTTTTTGCTGCATTAATTTTATTGTTTTGTGGTATAGCCGGGGTTATAGTTACAGGTTTAATGCAATGTAAAAAACCACATAAACATTATGGCAGCTAAGAAAAAAGACCCAAGACTGGCACGGGCTGGAGTAAGTGGGTATAACAAACCTAAACGTACTCCTAACCACCCTACCAAGTCACATATTGTGGTAGCCAAAGAAGGCTCCAAAATAAAAACCATACGGTTTGGACAACAAGGTAAAAAAGTTGGTACATTACGGGGAACTGCAGGTCCACCAAAGAAAGGTGAATCTGAACGGATGAAAGCAAAACGTAGATCTTTCAAAGCCCGTCATCGCAAAAATATAGCTAGAGGAAAAATGTCGGCTGCTTTCTGGGCTGACAAAGTTAAATGGTAAAGGAGAAGTTATGGCGGTTAAAAAGAAAAGGTCAACCAGTAAGAAAAAGAAATCAGCTAAAAAAGGTAAAGCAGTACCAACTAATCCTGCTTTGTACGCAAGAGTAAAAGCAGAAGCAAAACGTAAGTTTGATGTTTACCCTTCAGCATACGCTAACGGCTGGTTGGTTAGAACTTATAAAAAACGTGGCGGTGGATACAGGACAGCATAATGGCAGCTAAACCAAAAGGCGGATTAACAGCATGGTTCGGTAAAGGCTCCAAAGGAGACTGGGTAGATATAGGCGCACCTAAAAAGAAAGGTAAGTTTCAAGCCTGTGGTAGGAAATCTACTAAAACAAGTAAACGAAAATATCCTAAGTGTGTACCACGAGCCAAAGCCAAAACCATGACATCATCACAAATTAAAAGTGCGGTAGCCAGAAAACGAGCTAAACCACAAGGTGTTGGTGGTAAACCTACTAATGTACGAACAATAGCTAGAAAAAAGAAAAAGAGATAAGTCATAATGGACACTACTCTTGAAAACAATATCCGGCAAGAGATTCGGGCTTGGTCAGCACATGCACTGGAGAAGAAAAACCTTGCCTATAACGGGTTTCCTCCTTGCCCTTATGCGGCAAAAGCGTGGATGGATAACAAAGTGGATATCCAGTTTAAGTATGATGGTGATCCTACACCGCTATATACCACTCTAGCTCAGTACGATGATGACTATGAATTAATTATTGTGGTTGATTTTGACTATGATGAGGACCAAGATAGGTTTCACATGTATCTTGATGGGTTAAATGAGTGTATATCAGCTAATTTTTTTGCTGATCAGGACTTATATGTAATGGGGTTTCATCCAGCAGACGGGGGTAATGATTTACTAGACGATGAAAACTTCGAACCAGAAGTTGATTGTGCGTATGCGATGGTTTTTGTGCAGCGATTAAGCCTGTTATGTCAGGCATCAGACGTGTTAAAACAGAAAGGATACTACAATCGTGACCACGGAGGCTATGAAGCTACAGAAATCATAGCAAGACGGGAACAATTATATAAAAGATTTAGTAAAAATACGCTTAAATTACAGGAAAAAGTAAAATGAGCGCACCTTCTAACAATGTTCGTCCGTATAACAAGACAGAAACGCTTGCGCCCAAGCTATCAAAAGAAGATTTAGACAATTTATTGCAAATTTTACCTAAATTATCCGAAAAAGAGCAGGCAAAACTACTACAAGAGCTGTCTGAGTACGAAAATTTAGTACAAAAAGAGAAAACTAAGGATGATTTTCTAGTTTTTGTGAAAAAAATGTGGGCTGAGTTTATTCCCGGTCGCCATCATACCAAAATGGCACGGGCTTTCGAACGTGTAGCAAATGGTGAGTGCAAAAGACTTATAATCAATATGCCCCCCCGTCATACTAAGTCTGAGTTTGCCTCCTATTTGCTACCAGCTTGGTTTTTAGGCAAGTTTCCCCATAAAAAAGTCATACAAACCTCTCATACTGCAGAATTATCGGTGGGTTTTGGTAGAAAAGTACGTAATTTGGTCGAACGAGAGGAATATAAAGACATTTTTCCCGGCACTTCCCTACAGGCAGACTCAAAAGCTGCTGGTAGATGGAATACATCTAAGGGTGGAGACTATTTTGCGATAGGTGTAGGCGGTGCGGTTACAGGTAAAGGTGCGGACTTGTTAATTATTGACGATCCCCACAGTGAACAGGAAGCAACCCTAGCAGAACATAGTCCTGAAGTCTATGACAAGGTACACGACTGGTATACTTCCGGTCCTCGTCAGCGTTTACAACCCGGTGGAGCGATTATTATTGTAATGACACGTTGGAGTAAACGTGATTTGACTGGGCAAGTGGTAAAATCTGCGATGCAACGAGAAGGAGAAGAGTGGGAGATTATAGAGTTTCCTGCTATTTTACCATCAGGTAATGCTTTGTGGTCAGAGTTCTGGTCTTTAGAAGAACTTACTTTGCTACGTAATGAATTACCTCACAGTAAATGGATGGCACAATATCAACAAGACCCCACATCAGAAGTCAGTGCTATTGTAAAACGAGAGTGGTGGCGTTGTTGGGAACAAGAGACTCCACCCAGTTGTGACTTTATTTTAATGTCATGGGATACGGCGTTTGAAAAAAACAATCGTGCTGACTATAGCGCCTGTACAGTATGGGGTGTCTTTTTCAAAGCAGGAGAGCCTGCAGTAGAAACAGGCAACGACATCGAAGATAGACGAATTAAACTACAAGAAGGTTTGCCTATAGCTAATGTTATCTTACTTAATGCTTTTCGTGACCGCATGGAGTTTCCTGAACTTAAACGAGTTGTTATGGAAGAATATAAACATTGGGAACCAGATAGTGTTATTATCGAGAAAAAAGCTAGTGGTGCGCCATTAATTTATGAATTACGATCTATGGGTATTCCGGTACAGGAGTTTACACCGACTAAAGGGAACGATAAGATTACTCGATTAAATGCAGTATCTGATATTTTTGCATCAGGTTTAGTATGGCATCCTCCTACCCGTTGGGCAGAGGAAGTGATAGAAGAGATAGCAAGTTTTCCTGCAGGAGAACATGATGACTATGTAGACTCAACTTCGATGGCGTTAATGCGTTTTCGTAAAGGAGGATATGTTAGAACTAGAATGGATGAGCCTGATGATTTTGATGAAGGAGCTTATCGTGCATATAGATATCATAACAACAGGGGGTCTTATTATTAATGGCTAAGAAAAAAGATCCTAAAGTTGGTACAGGTAAAAAACCAAAAGGAAGTGGAAGGAGATTATACACTGATGAAAACCCCAAAGATACTGTGCGAATTAAATATGCGACTCCAGAAGATGCTAGAGCAACTGTGGCAAAAGTTAAAAGAGTTAACAAACCGTTTGCGAGAAAAATTCAAATCCTAACTGTCATGGAACAAAGGGCTAAAGTTCAAGGTAAAAATAAACAAGCTGCTATTGCTAGACTTGGTAAAGAAGCTATCCGTAGACAACACAAAAGAAAGAAGGTGTAATTATGGCTAAACTAAAAGAAGTTGATGTAGAAAAAAATCCCGGTCTGGCTAAACTGCCCGAACCAGTGCGTAACAAAATGGGGTACGCAAAAAAAGGGGGTCTTATAAAAAATAAAGTAGCTAAGAAAAAAGTAGCTAAGAAAAAAGTAGCTAAGAAAAAAGTAGCTAAGAAAAAAACAAAACGTAGGTAATAATTATGGCAGAAAGTAATGCGCCTGATTTAGAGATCGTTCTTCCTGATGGTAGACCTGTTTCTGAACTTGAGGAGGAAATGGAAGAGGACTTAAGCACGGTTATAGAATTTGATGCTATGCCGGAAGGTGAGTTAACCAGAGTTGTAGAGATAGAAATATCTGAAAAAGAAAATCCATTCTATAAAAACCTCGCAGAGGATATGGATGAAGATCAACTTAATGAAATATCCAGCATGTTGATGGAAGATTTTGAAAGTGATTTAAGTTCTCGTAAAGATCCT